CTAACTGCGCGACGGTTCGCGCCGGTACAGTCTCATGGTTTAGGTACAAGGCAGGCGAGCTTTGCGATGCCTGCCGCCTGTCGGGTTTTTGACCTCGATGGGCAAAAACCCGACACGCGACGCACGCACCCCGTTTGCCGTGCCGGTTACACTTGGACGGCCACACATCTAAATGCACGGCACAATATATTTTTTCTTTTTCCTCTTATTTTTTCGTAATAGTGCATTTTGCCAATTTTAGTCATTTGGCGTTTTAAAATTGGCACTGTTTTAGCGGCATTTGCCGCAGAAAGGATTTATTTATGGGTTTTTGGGATTCTCTTGGTTCTAATTCAAATTTTTGGCAAAGTGTGGATGATATTTACCAATCCTCCGGCATGAGTCAGTTTTATGGTCAAGACCCTGTAACTTCTGCTAAGAAAAATGCTGATATTGCTGTTCGTTATCCTGATGCGAATAGTCCTAGTAAAGTTATTGATGCGGTTGTTGCTCACGATAAGGATGTTTCTGTTTCTGGTAAAGGCTCTTTTTATGATGAACATCAGAAGGCTTCTGCACCTTCTGGCCCCTCTTTTTATGAGCTTACAGCTGACCGTCACCCCGGTTCCTCTGCAAAGTCTCTTGACTATCTCAATGCTGATTTGGCTAAATATTACGGTATGGATGCTAGTACAGCTTATCAGGAAGCTCTTTCGAATACTGCTTATCAGCGTGCCGTGAAGGATATGCAATCCGCTGGCCTTAATCCTGCGGCTCTGTTTGGCGCTGGACGCGCTTCTTCTGCTGATGGTGTATCCTATGTCTCCCAAGCTTCTAGTGGCTCTGGAGGCTCCTCTGGCCGTCGTAGAGGTTCTGGCTCTTCTGCCAAAGGTCGTTTTGTTAATAGTGGTTTGTATTCTGCCATTGTCAATGGCGCTGGTCTTATTGGCTCTGCTATTTCCAAAGGTAAGCCCTCTGGCTTCTTTGCTGGTCAGGCCGCCGCTAAGGCTGTGTTGGGTCTTTTTGATAGTTTCAGATAACCGCGAACGGAATGTGAGCCGGTGGGTGCAGTTGGTTACTTGACTTATATTGCACCCACTGACACCATTAAGTTTTGTGTGTCAGTTTATGGAGGTATTCATGTCTTGTTTTAATCCTTCTGTCATGACCTGCTCTGTTGACCCTCAGACTGGTAGCTTAGTCTATTCGTTTGATGGAAAAGCTAAGTATGACAATCCACTTGACTTCGGTGATATTTCGTCTTTGTCTACAGCTGGTCGATATCGCTTTCTTGTTCCGTGTCGTAAATGCTTAGGTTGTCAGATTGATTATTCCCGCGACTGGGCTAATCGCATGATTATAGAGTTACAGGATAACCCTAAAGCTATCTTTCTTACTCTTACGTATAACAATTCTTCTCTTCCTATGACGGATGAAGGTTATTCCACTCTTTGTAAGCGTGATGTACAGCTTTTTTTCAAGCGTCTTCGTCGTCATTTTGATGGTGTTCGTATTAGGTACTATCTTGCCGGTGAATATGGTACGCGTACTATTCGGCCACATTATCATGCCATTGTGTATGGTATCGGTTTGTCTGATTTCTCCGATTTAGAATATCGTGGTTGTAATGAGCGAAAAGACCCCTTCTATTCCTCTCGTGTTATGTCAGATATTTGGTCTAATGGTTTCATTTTGATGTCCGATGTCACTTGGAAAACTTGTGCTTATGTTGCTCGGTATGTACTTAAAAAACAAGGAAAGTCTTCTGATTTTCATGTTTCTCGTGGTTCTGTGCCTGAGTTTAACTTGTCTTCTCGATGTCCTGGCATTGGTCTTTTGCATTCTCGCGACTATGTTCTTTCAGGAAATAATATGTTTGACCTTGACGGTCGTGATGGTGTTCATTCTATATCTTTGCCTAAATCTATGCTTCGGAATGTGCGGCGTACTGAGCAAATTGATGTTGACAAAGTGCAAGATATTGTTTATACTAGGTCTATGGATGCAAGCGCCCGACTGAAAAGCAATCTTTTGCTTTCTGAAAAGTCTTTTTATGATTTTCTTAAGTCAAAAGAGGCTCGTCTCTCGGGTAAAATTAAGTTGCTTCCAGAAAGGAATGTGTAACCATGAAAAATCGCTCTCCCACCAATCCCCGTATTGATCATAAGCGGTTTACTCGTACCGCTTCCAAAGTGAAGGCTATTAACCTTCCTCAGAAAATTTATCGTGGAGGTATTAGATTTTGAAAAACGTTTATGTAATTCGTGATGAAGTTTCCGGCGAGTGTGGTGACTTTTTTTGTCTCCCGTCTGACGCCGTTCTTTCCCGTTCCATGGCCGCGACTGTAGCCATGGTTGATGATGCTGAGATTATCGCGCGCATGCGTGACTCTGTCGTGTATCAGATTGCTGTGTCAGGTGATTCTGATTCTGGTCTTCCGTTTATTGAGATGCTTCCCGCACCTCGTCTTGCTTTGCGTGTATGCAATAGTTTTTCTCTTTCTAAGGAGGTGACTCCTAGTGCGGAATCCTAATTCTAAGGTTCGCAAGATTTCCGATTTTATTACTAACGCCGGTAATCGTACCCACATTCGTTATGAGGCTCGTTTCGATGGTAAAGGTGTAAAGCTTGAAGCTGTTGGTTCCGAGGATATCCAGATGTCTATTGACTCTTTTGCTCCGTACACCGACTTGAATTATATGCTTCACAGGCTGTCTGTCGGTGATACTTCGGTTCTTTCTGGTCGTCAGGCTATCTATGGCGATTTTTCCGCCCTTCCGCAGAATCCTGTTGACATGATTAATGTTTTGAATTCCGCGGAGCAGTCTTTTTCCCAACTCCCTGCAGATGAAAAAGCCGCTTTTAATAATGATTATCGTGTTTGGCTTGCTAATTTGCTTAATAGCGCTAGCAATCCCGATGCTGATATTTCTGTTCCTGATAAGCCTTCTGTAGAGGTTCCTCCTGTTGAAGAGAAAGGAAGTGTGAATATTGAATCGTAACGTAGAATCTCATTTTTCTCAGCTTCCCACGTCTGAAATTCAGCGGTCAACTTTTGACCGTTCTTGCTCTTATAAGACCAGCCTAAACTGTTCGTGCGTAGTGCCTTTTATGGTCGATGAGGTTTTGCCCGGTGATACGTTCGATATTACCACAAGTAAAGTCGTTCGTTCTCAGACGCTTTTGACCCCTCTGATGGACAATATGTACTTGGATACGTACTATTTCTTTGTCCCTAACCGTCTTGTCTGGAAACATTGGCGTGAATTCTGTGGTGAAAACACTGTAGGCCCTTGGGCTCCGACTGTTGAATATACCATTCCTAAGATTGTTCCTCCTGCTGGTGGTTTTGCTTCCGGCACTCTCGCGGACTATATGGGACTTCCTGTCGGTGTCGAATGGAAAGCGGACGATGATCTTGCGCCATCTGCTCTTCCGTTCCGTGGATTTGCGTTAATCATGAACGAATTTTTCCGCGATGAAAACCTGTCTGACCCGCTTCTGATTCCTATGGATGATGCCAACCAGCAAGGTACCAACGGAGATAATTATATTTCCGACGTTGCTAATGGTGGTATGCCCTTCCGCGCCGCGAAATACCATGACTACTTCACTTCTGCCCTCCCTTCGCCGCAGAAAGGTGAGGCCGTCGGTGTTCCTATCACTGTTCCCGGTTTTAAAGGCGGTACTTTCCCCGTGACCACTTCCGCAGATTGGTCTGTTCCTGCTTCTGCCGTTCCTGCTGTTTATGGTTTGTTTACTACTCCTACTACTGGCTCCCTTGACGGTAAGACTTCTTATCCTGTTTCTACTGGTTCTTCTGGTTTGCAATCTGGCGAAAAGATTTTTACATCAGGTGGTCGTTCTGCGCCGGGTCCTCTTGGTACTCTTGTTGATACGGAGATCACATTTGCTCAAAATGCTTGGTCACCTGTCAATCTTCAGACTGTCATACCCTCCACTGGTTCTGGTGATGATACTACGGTTAATTTTAGCGTTAATGAACTGCGTCTTGCTTTTGCGTATCAGCGTTTTCTTGAGTCTCTGGCGCGTTCTGGTTCTCGATACACTGAGCTGTTGCTTGGCTTGTTTGGCGTTCGTTCTCCTGACGCACGTCTTCAGCGTCCTGAGTATCTCGGCGGTAACCGTGTTCCTATCAATGTCAGCGAAGTCACGAATAGCGCGCAGTCTGAGCAAGATTTCCTCGGTGACCTTGGAGCAAAGTCTTCTACTTCCGACGTCAACCACGATTTTGTGAAGAGCTTTACTGAACATGGTTATCTGTTCGGTTTGATGGTTATTCGCTATGACCATAGCTATTCTCAGGGTCTCGCCCGGTTTTGGACTCGTAGTACCTTCACGGATTTTTACAATCCGAAATTCGCCCATCTTGGTGAGGTTCCCATCTACAAGGCTGAGATTTTCGCTTCTCCTGAGACTATCGCCGACAAGAGTAAAATCTTTGGATATCAGGAAATCTGGGCCGACTATAGATATCGGCCTAATATGGTTACTGGTGAAATGCGCCCCGGTGTTCAGAACAGTCTCGCTTACTGGAATCTTGCCGACTATTATATGTCTGAGCCTACGCTTTCGGATGAGTGGATTCGTGAAGATGTTTCTAACGTTGACCGCGCTCTGGCTGTGACCTCTGCTGTTTCTAATCAGTTCTGGGCTGATATCTACATTCGCAATAAGTGTACTCGCTGTATGCCTATGTATTCCGTCCCCGGCCTGATTGACCATTTCTAAAAAATCGTTAAAAAAGGTATTGACATTCGTTTAACAATGTGATATACTATAGTCAACAAGGAAAGGAAAATCCTTAACACCAGAAAGGCTATAGTATGGAACATCACGATTTTATGTCTGAATATGTTTCCCCTCGTGTTTGGAAGAATATGGTTTCAAGGTTTTATCATCTTTATAACCAAGTTCAACTTCGCGACTTTTACAACATGTCTGTTCCTGTTTTTGTTCGTTATAATAATCGTAATATTTATGGTTTTGCTGGTCTTTTTGACGGTAGGTTTATTGTTTCTAATCTTTATCGTCTTGCCCGTGACGGTTCGCCTGTGAAATTCTTCATTGATTTTAAGTGCGATTTTTCAGACTGTAAGTATTAGAGAAGGTTTTGGCCTGGCCTGAAATATGGTCAGGCCTTTCCTATGCCCGCAGGCATGACAGCAACGGCATGCAGAAATTCGGATGTTGAAGTGTTCCCTTGCGATACTTTCCGCACCTCTCAGCGTGTCGCACCCGTGGCTTTGCCACCCTTGGCCACATCGCGCCCCCGGCGTTAACGTTGGTTTAAATGCGCGTCTAACTGCGCGACGGTTCGCGCCGGTACAGTCTCATGGTTTAGGTACAAGGCAGG